ATACCTCATGTGGTAACATACGCATACCAAGGTAGGGGACTGACGAAAGATTTTGTGTTGAATGAATATGGCAACTATATCAACGGTTATGCCGTACATGATGCTGACGGTGTTGAGGGTTATACCACAGGATTGTATGTTGACTACGACCCCAACGAGGACTTGTTGGCAGACAAGGACACGGTGAGTATTATGTGGACTGTTGGCGCAAGCGTTGTTGTGCCAGAGACAAAGGCTACAACGATATATGTAAGCAACAAGAGCAAGGTGCATCTTGTATGTGAAGGCTACAATTCCGTAAGCATATACTTGTTTGACAAGTCAGATGTCACGATTGATGATGTTGACGAGGAAAGTTCCATTACGATTTACAGGTATAGCAAAGATGCGAAGGTGGATATTGGAAAATTTTGTCTTTCGCAAAAGATAAGGGTTTTTGACAAACAACTAAAGCTGTAGTATTATGAATCATAGTAGTAATAGATTTTTTGCAAAGAATACTGAGTCAGGTACATTTCAAGACATCACAACGATGTTTGATGGTGTTGCGGTATTGAAACTTGACGGAATGTTGGCAAAGGGAGAACCTGTAAACGTATATACAGCTCAATGGATAGATAGTCAACAGGAAGACTTTATGATTACCACATTGGATGGTAATGATAATCCTGTTGTTGTCCGAAAGAACGTTGATTTGGAACTTACATTCATCGTTCGTCAGAAGTATGCCACAGCAACTATAGATGTTCAGACTGTACACGACAATTTCGTAGACTACATTACAGGTAGTGATGTATGGTTAAAGTCTTCTTATGTCGGCAACAAATATGTTCATTGTGTATGCCTAAAGGAGTACAAGCCGACAACGGTCAAACTCGGACGAGGCGACAACTCGTACATAATGGGTACTATAACCCTGCATTGCCTTGATGCCCCACAAAACACATAATAATCTTCATAAGTTATTTTTGATAATGTATTAAATTGAAATGAAGCCGCAAAATCCGTGAGGACTAAGCGGCTTCTCTCTTCAATAGCAATCTTTATGGCAGAGATTCAACCTTTGAAGAAGATTCGTCTGTACCAAGGAAGTTCCTTGTAATATTCGAGGCTGACGTTTGCAGTGTAGAGTTCTTCACGAAGCTTCTTAATCTTTTCGGCTTGCTCCTTTGAAACGTCACCGAGTTGCTTTACTTGTGAGTTGAGACCTTCGATGATTTTGGTCTGCTCGTCAATCTTTGCAATACGCTTCTCGCTCATCTCGTCAGCCTCCTTCCCATAGGCTTTCCATTTCTCAACGTCTTGCGTGAGTTGCTTATTCCGACCCTTGCTTCCTGCAAGTTGCCTCTTCAGTGAGGTAATTTCCTCTTCCAACGAAGACACTTGTTCTCTGAATTGTCCGAGCGTCTTACATTTTTGTTCTTCCTGTTTCATAATCTACGTAAATTAAGTTAAACAATAATATTATATAGTAACATTATATTAAAAGTCTGGTTGGTTGTATGCGTCCAAGTCTGGTTTCTCATCCGAGGCAGCAATGGACTCTTTGATTCTCTTTTTTTCCATTCGGATATTGTTTGACGGATAAGGCGCAAGGTCAATGGTCTGTCCTATGATGCTGTATCCGTCCACGACATTGCCTTCGTGGTCTTTGGCATAGGGGAGCATCGTGCCCTTTATCTTGACGAGCATGCCGCTTGAGAAGTGCTCTGAGATATACTTTCGGAAGTACGGCTTGAAAATAAAGCGGAAAGAAAGGATTTCATCGTCAACTATCACTCCGTCCCTCCTCTTGTATCCCAACTTCCGTTCGCTTGCCGTGACGATTACAGAAGTGTCATTGTACCGTATTCCATCTATATGACCTTGAAACAATATATCCATACTTTCGATTTAAGCTGCTTTTTAGCCGTTCTGAGCGCATTTTACATCGAAGGTAGTATAATTAGCCACCGATGAAACAAAACGTGCTTGTAGGGCTTTATTTTACGTCGTCTTTAATTCCGTAATCCATTTCGAGTATCATCTTGCAATAATGAATGGCTTTGCGTATGTCTTCCGCACCATTTTTCCGTCGGTGTCGTGATATGTATTTTATCACATTACCCTCGAAGAAGTCAAGTCCGTTGGAGTGGATGTACTCTACGGGTTGAATCTTCATCCCCTCGTAGTGTACACCTCCAACTTCATTTACCCGTTCTTGGGAATCCTGCATCAAATCTTCGTATTCCGATGTCATATACTGTTCAGTTTTCCTCCGTCTCAAGAATTGTTCTCCATGCTTTTGCACGCTCGTTGTCGCAGTGACGGAAATGCTCGCATTCTGGACAGTCAACTTCCTCTTCGTCTTCATCGAAAGCGTCAAGTAACGCCTCGATGTCAACGCCTTCGTCTCGCAGGTCGTGAATAGCGCCAAGAATACTCCAAGCTAATTCGGTTTTAGGGTCTCCCTCTTCTCCTACTGTTCCATTGTTTAAAATCTCATAGACACCTCCACGGATAAGATTCATGTCGCCTACAGCAAAGTAGTCTCCCTTCTTGTGTGTGGCATAAATTGAAAACAATGCCTCGTGCTCTGGGTTGCACTCATCGGCAACCTTGTTCAAAATCTCAATTTTCTCCTTTGGTTTCATAAATGTTCAAAATTTAAATTGTTCGACAAATATAGTTACTTTTACCTTCTATTCCAAATATTTTAAGTTTTATTACCATAAATATTGTTAAGGGTTTCACTTACGCTTTCCCCTTTCTCGGCTTTCATGCGCTTGTATTCCTCAAAGGTTATTGCCCCTTTCTTGGATTCCGAAATCTTCTTTTCTGCGCGTTCGCGCTCAATGTCTGCATAGTAGTGTTCGCGCTCGACCATGAAAGTGTTCATTGCCTCAGTAACAGTAAGTGCGTAAGAAGTGTCGCCGTAGAACTTACCGTACTTTCCTGCCTCGAAACGGGACACGAACAGAAGTATTTCTGCTATCTTGAGTGTCTTGTAGTTGGCAGCGATAGTGCAAGCGAGATTATATATCTGCTCTCTTCCGAACTTTTCCGAGTTTACACCAAGAAATAAAAACATTCCCTGTAACAAATCGTATAGCCACGATGCAGCAGAGCCTCTTCCGTAGGTTATATCCAATCGCACAAGCGATGGGCTGTCTCGACGAAAGCAATCTACTGGATTAGCAACAAAACTATTCTTGTTTGCATAAGAGAACTTGTTGCTCAGTTGTGTAAAACTACCATACCTCGTCAGTATCTCCGTCGCGAATGAAGGTCGGTTCGCCAATGTGCTCTCTGAGTTTTTGACTAAACTCGTTTGCTTCTGCGATTGACTCATAGAATTTTTCAGTATTTGTCTTAGCTCTTCCATAACTGTTATTATTATTATTTCGATTTTTAGCCCAAGTCGTGCAAGCCATTTTCCAATTCTTCATTGGGTTGCGACCTACTTTCCATCCATTGCTCTCATAGAAAGCAAAGAACGCCTCCGCATCAAACGTGTAGCCTTTTTCAAATATATAAGCCCTTATCTCTTCTATCGTAGGCTTTACGAATCTCTTGCTTTCTTTTTTTACAGATACGTCAGTATCTTTTTTTTCTTCTAAGAGAACATTATCATTCTCTACACTTACACTATCACTTACACTTACACTTACAGGTAGATTTGCTACGTTTTGCTTGCTTTTGCTATCATTTGGTAGCATTTGGTAGCATTTGCTAGCATTTGCTTGCTTTGCCAGACCTCCTTGCTTCCCGCTTTCCCTGCGCTTTGCTTTTATATCAAGCCACTTTGCAGTATCTCTGTCTATCTGAGGAGAAATTAAGTCCATAACAACAGACGCGACTTCTGAAAGTTCTTTTTGAGTCCCTTCAAACACTTTCTGCATTATTGCGTCATAGATTTCAACGCGAAGTTGTGGGCTGCGCTTTTTAATTGCGTAGTACCAATCTTTATGGAATACAAATGATTCTCTATCTTCGCTCATGCAACTTATAAAAACTTTGCAAGCGTGACTACTAAGGTGCTCTACTACCCGTTCATCACGCCTGCAAGTATTTTAATTGTTCGTTTTGCGACCAAAGTAGAGCGCGTCGCATCGAATCGTATTTTCTTGTGCAAAGATACGCCTAATATTTCGTTCTGCCAAATATTTTAAGGATTTTTACGGCTTTTATACAACAACGCGCTTATCTTGCTGTAGATTCCTTGGTATTTAAGTTTCTTGATGTGCTCAAAATCCCCATCCTCGTTGGATTGCCTATATGACTTACCCAGAATCTTAGGAACATCAGTTCTTGAAACACGTTCATCATTCACCATTCTACTTAACATCTGGACTTCATGTTCCGTTCCAGAACATTCACCTTTGCGATTTGCACGAATGATGGAATCTACATCTATTCCGTGCTTCTTAGCCATGTACCGCAACCTACCTAAGTAGTCACGGCACAGGGATTGAAGCGTCTCGTTGCGTTTAGTCATATTTCCATTTCCATACATGGCTTATTATGTACACCACAACCGCTAACGAAAGTGGATTGTATTTGTTCGGATAAAAGTCCCCACGCAATATAAAATACAATGGTATAATCAACAAGTCTATCCAAAAGAAGCATAAAAGGAAAAGTAGAGCAAAAATTCTTCTAACGTATATCATGTCCATCAATTTTAATTCTTACCTCTCGTTGATAATCTTTTCAAACTCCTTTCTCAGACCCTCGTCGTCCATGTAGTTGTCTACATCAAGCACATCACACAATATGCGCTTCAAATCCCACTTGGAAAGACTTTTCAGATAGTCTCTTACAAACACATTCTGTTCTTGGAAACTCATATCGTTCCACTCTTCTTCAAAATTCTTTGTCATAATCTCTCTGTTTTTCGTTAGACGTTTATTTTTACTAAATCAAATTTCTTGATTAACAGTTGCTCTCAGAACGGTAAACTATTGTCTTGCGGTTGCTGTGCTTGAGGCTGCTGGTTGCCGCCAACGTTTGCACAATAGAAGCACGAGCAACTTGTAAACCATTTCTGATTCCACTCCCTCGACGACACCGAGAACTTGCAAAGAACCGTATTGCCAACTGCGATACTTTGCTTCATCTTATCCCATTTGTCCTGTCCGGCAACTTCAAGACACAGGTGCTGTGTATAGCCGCTATCCTGCCACTCGATGACAAAAGAGTTTTTTATCCATTCACCATTCTTGCCCTGACCGCTTAGAGTAGGCAGTACGCTTACGATTTTTCCAGTAATTTCAACTTGCATGATATTTGATATTTACTTAATAAAACTTCTTAGTGTTATCTCCCCAGTTAGGGTCGTTCTTTCGTTTTCGCATGATAGACGCAGCCTTGCTCTTGATGACTTCGTACATATTGTCGCACTTCTCTCCCCACACAAGGTCTCTTAGATAGCCGCTGTTCTTCTGTAGGTACTGCAACTTCGCCTCAGACATCTCCATTAACTGCCTTATGTCGTTGAACATCTCCATCTTCAATGTCTTGTCATGACGGTACAATATGCTGTCCATGTCCTGTATCGAAGACTTTATGATGTCAGCACACATGAAGCATACCAGCAGTAACTTCATCATCTCTTCTTTTTCCTCAATGGGCATGTCCATGTCAGCAACGTCTATCCTCTCGACCTGTTCCTTGTTCTCTTCGATGTATTCATAGACACACTTGTTGTAAAGAGCATCTATGTCCTGTGCTAAAGCAAGAGCTGCTGTAAGGTTGCCGTTGCGTATGTACATCTGGCGCGTAACCTCCATCTGCCTGATTTTTGGCGTTGCGTAGAACTGCTCCCTAATCCTCGAAAGCAACTCCTGCGGTAAGTCGTTTACTGTCATACTTTCTATTCTTTTGTATTCGTTGAACTTTAGTAGGGACTGAATGAGTCGAACATCCGTTCCGAGAGCCAAAATCTCGTGTACAACCGCTATACCAAGCCCCCTAATAAAAGTGGCACAATGCTGCTCCATTGCAAATGCAATGACAAAGATATACACTGGCAACTTCTTTGCAGCATTTGAGACATGTTGTACTTTCGGAGATTCTTGCAAGTAAGGCTTTTTGTACCTCGTAAACTTTCAGAAGACCGCAGTAATCATTTATATGTTCACTAATATACACTTCCACCTAATCTCCTAATCACGCATCATCGCACCACTTTATATGTAAACCTATCAAAGAACTCTTTCTAAAAGCCTCCTACCGTTCTCACGAATGTCGGAGGTAAATTTTATATGATAGCAAAATTTGAGTTTATCGCCTGCAAAGATAAGCACTTTCTTTTTAAGTTCTTTCTTTTTTTTGCCACTTTAACTAAACTTTAACATTTAGTAATACTTTTACACAAGTAATACTATGTTTAAGTATGTACTATTATATAAGTATTATTCCAGTATGGTATCTACCATGTATAAGTATTACATATTCGCCTGCGCACGCGAGTAATTCGGCAAAATAAGCATGTTTTTAACCAGATTTTTTCTTAATGTGTACAAAAGTAGCAAAATAAGACGGTTCAATCATGCTTAATCTTTGAACTTTATCTTGAAATAGTCCTCAAGGAACTGCTTGCAGTCAACTTTCTCACCAAATAGGTTGTTGCCACCAAATTCTTCTTGAAATCTCGTATTGCTTCGCTCACAAAACACGTCAAAGCAAAAGAACTCGTAGGCATCCTTGACAAGCGATGCAATCTTGCTGTTCGGGTGTTTATCTAAATAATACCCCCCCCCTCGAACGTATAGTTTGACCATATTCGGATGATTCTTAAACGACTCGATGCGCTGTCTGTACGACTGCAAAGGACAACCCATACAGCCTAAGCGACGTGTAGCATCTATATTTCCATCCTCGTCATAGTACAGGGGATGCAGTTTTATTCCACGTTCCTCGATAAACTCAACCAAGTCCTCCTTAGTCCAGTCCAATATCGGGAAATACTGACGGACTTTCTTCTTCTTGCTATATACACGACACTGCTCTGGCTCTTTGTATCTCTCCTTCCGCTTGTTGCTTTCCTCTGCTCGTATTCCGAGAATAGCGTAGTCAAGCACTTTTATTTCCTTTAGGTTCGTACAGCAGTGGCGGTTCATGCGAGAAGGAAACCCATAGTAAGCAATCAACTGCAAGAAGTTCTTCTTCGGACGCATAATCTCAGCACCGTTGTCTTCCGCGTGCTTCAAAGTCCCAGCAACATCAATAGTCGTACAATGGTGTATAGCCCTGTAAGGCACGCCAGCCATCTTGGTTAATTCCAAGATAACGTCGCTGTCTTTACCAGACGAATAAGCCACCTCTATCTCAGGACATCCGTTCTCTGCCGCTATCTTGGAAGCAGACTGAATCAACTTAATCGCACGGTCAACCTTTTTCTGTAACTCTTCTCGCATAATCAGTGTTCTATCAATCTAACGATAATGTCAATGTCCTCAGAAAAGCGACCGTCTATCACACGACCGACAACACGATACTTGTACTCCTTCTCGTTGTCGTCGCCAAAGTGGATAAGGACACTATCACCTATCATCGGAACTTCTACGTCCCAATTAACCCAGTCTCGGAGGTACTTCTTATCTCCACACTCTCCTAATGCGTAAAAATGTAACTGCTTCATAATAAATACAACTTGTTTAATATAAATTTTGCACAAAGGTAAGCATTTAGGCACCTGATTGAACATTTTCTTGGGAATTTTTAACTTAAAAAAGCAAAAACACACAGAAACAGCCCTACAATCGCTCAAAATCTTCTCGGTGGACAACTATACCACACAGCAGTTGTTTTGCGTTCTACGGGGCTAAAAATAGCCTCAAACGGCATCTTTTGATATTTTATGGCATAATACATACACAAAATCATCAACTTTACCCATTTTTTTCGCTTTCACGCGCACACACGCACGTATATGACAGAAATCCAGATTTTTTGAATTTTTCGATTTCGAAATTTTTATTTTTTCGGAAAGGAGTGTTTGCACCAAATACTTTGCGCTGCCTGTACCCTCCCCTCCCGTCTTATTGTTTTCGTTTTCTTTTCACGTCTGCAAACGTTCATTTAAAAACGAGGAAAACGTCTATTTCTGCCTATTTCGACAATCGTACATTTTTTTGCTATAAATAAGGTACACGTATATCTATTTTCACCCAAATTTTGATACTGGAAAATTCTTTACAATTTTTGTACTAAATTTTTACTTACAAAATCTTTACAATAAAATAACTAATTTTTGGAATACCAAATAAAAAATATTGACAAAATTTGCTAATATAACATAACTTAAATAACATATAACTTACTATAAATTAAGTACTTAGATAAAATAATATTAAAGTAAATAAAATTAACAATAAAATAATAATATTTTACACTATAAAATAAAATATATTTATATTATATATATATATTGTAAATAATTATTTTATGATAATTAAAATATTAAGAATATTAAAATAATGTTATATTATTGATTTTCAAATAGTTAGAATAAAATAAGTATATTATTTATGTAAATATTTTTCTTATGTGTTAAACTGTTTTCTTTTATTGCAATTATCAAAATATCGCGCTATCTTTGCATCAGAATTTAGAGAAATTCCTTTGCTAAGATATATTTTTAGTTATCATATAGTTATTAATCTTTAAACATTTACAACTATGGCAAAAATTAATTTATTTACATCAAACTTAACAGGTAAGCAACTCATCAGTGAGAAGTCGGAAACCAAGAAGGCAGTGAAGGCTGCACTTGCGGATTACGAAGCAACTATCAATAGTGCGTTTACGCAAGTAATCAAAAGTACGGATATTCGTTGCCGTAATGTTGCCAACGCTGCAAAAGGTAAGTACAATACCGCGATTGATGTTGTAGCCAACTGTTATCCGTACCAAACTAAAGAAGGCGTTTTAGCCTGCAAAGGTAAGAATGAAGAAGACATGAAAGTTTGGAAGGAAAAGAAGTTAACGGCAGCCGCGGCACGTGGTATTGTGAAGGCAGCGCTTGACAACTTCACGAAATTCGTTGGCAGTCCTGAGATAACAATTGTAGTTATAGGTAATCCTGTTGGGTAAAAAATCTTTACAACCCCTGTGCGATATTGCTTCATAGTCCTCGGAAGGCTACAGGGGTGCAATATTCTAAAAATTAAGAAGGCGCTTAAATTCGTGCACCTGCAAAGGTAAGCGAAGGCAAGCGATAAAATGTACAGAGGTGCACCTTCTGAAGTTGGCAGGACTGGAGAAGTGCTATTTTTCCAGTATAAAATAAAGCGATAGCACAGGGAAAGCGAAGGCAGTTGTGGCGCTTCTTCCGAGTACTGGTGTAATACGACCTATTGAAGGCGTTTCAAGTGGAAAGGATAGTGAGAAAACCTAAAACGCTTTAGCAAAATTCCAATTGCAGGCGGTAACAATACCAACGGCAGGCGGTTTTGCGCTTTAGTATTGCAGGGGCGGCGGAAGCAATTTGTAGGCGCTTGCGTGCATTGATTAGGGATGCACGTTAAAAGAGAACCCACGGCAGGCGGTTTTTATCGTTTGCACGTACGGCAATACTCACTTGTCGGAACGCCCGAAGAAGGCGCGGTATCCTGTTATGTAATGTAGCAGGGAATGAGTTGAGGTGGGATATTTTAACCAATTACACGGAAGGAATATAGCAGGGATGCACTACCAAGAAAAGAAACAGGATGCAAAAGTCTAAAAACGGCATGTACGAATAAATAAGTACATGATACGAACAAGTTTAGGCGGTTTATCTTAGTACTATAAAAACCGCAGCAGGAACTTTTTATATTTAGGCAGCAGGGCATACTTTTATAGTGTGCCCTTTTGTCGTAAATGCACCTAACGTTTGTTAGTCCGTAGTGCAAGTCGGGATAAAGCATGAGCACGGCAAAAGTATTAATCTAAAAACATAGGAGGCATTATTATGCAGAAATCTTTAGTTTGGGTAATTGTGCAGTCTGCTATTGTAGACGGCAAAGAGACCAAAGGTATTCATGACGTGTACTTGTTTAAAAGTGAGGCACAAGACCGCATGAATGAGATAGTAGTAGAGTTTGAGGACAAGCAGGACGAGCAGGGCAATTTTCTCTGGGAGTGCGAGCGTCCTTGGTGGAGTGTTGCAAACTTCAAGAGCAATACGCATGATTTTTCTATGCGTATCGAAGTAGTAGAACGTGAAATAGAACTATAACATTATAAGTGTATGAAGAATATATATTTAATTGCGGCATTGCACGCAGACGGAAGCGAGCACCTTTTCCGTAAAGCATACACGAAACAGGAGTATGTCATGGAGGCACTTCAAAAGTTACGCAAGGAGCAGAAGGAAGGTGACAAAACCGTTTATTATTATTGTGAGTTTGAAGTAGCGAAATAGTATCAACTTTAAAGCATTAAAATCATGGCAAAATTGTATTTTGACGGAGTGTGCGTAATGCACGACGTAGTAGCGAACGTAAAGCAGGCAGCAGAACTATGCCCTGCAAGTGTGGAATGTAAAGTAGTGGAGGACTAACTATGCGCAGGAGATTTTTAATTAAGGATGCAAAGCGGTACGCAATCTATGGAGTAGGTTGTGTCTTGTTGGCAAGCGGACTTAATTACAAGTTTGCAAGTGAGTGCGTAGCAGGACTTCGTGCGCAAGGTCAAGTAGTAACAATGATGGAGGAGTAGGACTATGGTAGAATTTTTCGTAATCAGCACGGCATTTGCTTGTATTGCAGGCATCCGTGCGTTATCATAGGAGATAAAAGTATGAAGTACGAGGAAAGAACAAAAGCATGGAGTTCACTTGCAAAAGGCATGATTGCGCTTGACAAGTTACAAGTTGAATTGTGCGAGGACACACCATACGAAGTGCCATCGGCAGCAGAATGTCGCAAACGTATATTGGCAGCAATGTGCTATTTGCAAGAAGTTCACGATGTATTAGAAAAACAATTTTAGGGCAGAATTGGGCGACGTTCACTCTCTGCACGCCGCCCGACCGACAGATTTCGAGCATTATGGAGAACAATTTTTACGATAGCGGAACGTTTGAGTTGCTTTGCTATCTTTTTTGTATGTCAGTGAGCGGTGTGCTGACGTATATTTTTATAACCGCATAGTATTAACATCTAAAACAAAAAAGCAATGAAAGCATTTATTTTCAAGGTGACTTTGGTCACAGGTATGGTAATCGTGTGCAATGGTATTGGCACGAATGTAGACAACGCAATGATGGACGCTTGCGACTATCTTGCAAGTACGGACTATCCGCAGGACGACATCGTTGATGTGGAACTAATCGAGCAGGAGGGCAGAGTATGAAAGAATATCAGTTGCATTGTGCAGGTGGCAGTCATAGCAAACCTTGGTGCATTGGAGTGAAGACATCTTTTGGCTGGCAGCAGGTAAGTCCTTGGTATTTCTACAAAGGTCATGCGCTAAACTGGTGCAAGCGGAACAATATTGTATTATCATAAAAGGATTTTCTAAAGCAACAAATAGTATTAACAATTAAAACATTTAGCATTATGAGAAAGATTGAGAAAGAAATGCTCGCAGCAGTATGCGAGCACAGAAATTGGGGCAGCGGCAACACTGTAGTAGTGGCAGACAAAGACTATGTGCAGGTCATTTTACATGGCAGCATCATATATGAGTGCAAGGGAGTTGAAGAGGCTTTCACGCTCGCAGGATGGGACACGGATGTAACACGCAACAGACTGCGTGCTCTTGGCGTAAACCTATTCAGGAAGAACGGCAAGACGTATGCGAGCAAGTGCAAGAGTGGAGCAAACGCAATAGAGATAGACAAAAACGAATGGTATAACTTCTAAAACATTAAGAATTATGGAAAAGTACGATTATTTATCAGCAGTGAAAGAGGATGTTAAGTCGTGGATTAACGAGCATGACGAGTGGAAATCAGACTACGCAGACGAGAGCGGCAAGTGGTTGAGAGAGGACAACCGATACGACATTGAGCAGGACTTGAACGACCGCCTATTCTGTGAGGATGTCGTGACGGGCAACGCAAGCGGCTCGTACACGTTCAATACATGGCAGGCAGAAGAGAATTTGTGCCACAACCTTGACTTGCTTGGCGAGGCTCTGACGGAGTTTTGTTGCGAGCCAAACTACATCACGGAGAAAGGTGCGGAGGCTTGCGACGTGACTATCCGTTGCTATCTTCTCGGACAGGCAATCAGTGAAGTGTTGGACGAATTAGAAGACGAGGAGGACGAGAAATGAGGTACTATAATTACGATATGCTGAGAGAGTTGCCGCAAAATATGCGGGACTCCCTCCAAAAGTATTTCCCGACCAACGACTTCGGTGTGTCGCTTGTATTGGACAACCTTGCAGGTGATATTGATATAGTAACTATTGATAGGTGCGAGGGCAGCGTAATAGGCAAATCAACATGGACGCACTACGCCAACCTACAACGTACAGACAATGGTACGTGGGAGTTAAACGAGCAGTTCAAAGGGGAGAACGAGCAGGAAATGTGGATATACGGCTACTTCAAGACGTTTGGTGCAGCCGTCCGCAATCTTGCGATAAAAGGAACAAAGGACAGGAAACCAATAAAGATTTATATATGAGAACATTCAGAGTAAACGTGGTCGGCTTCAACGCTGACACATTCAGAGACAACTATTCGGAGTACATCAAGTCCGAGCATGAGGCGTACTTTGAGAACGTAGAGTTTGAACTGCAAGCACCGCAGGAAATCTACGATGAGATAGACAATTTGAAAGAAGAAATGATTGAAATATTGGAGGACTAAGGTATGTTTTACTACAGAATAGGATATTATTACAAGAACGACGAGGGCATCTACGAGCATCTTCCTGTTATTGGAGAGGTGACGACAGACAAGGAGATTGCCGAGAAACAGTTTGATAATGTGGTGCGTCAGTACGCACAGCGAGACTATTGCTACAAGGTGTCAGAGGTCAGAGAGCGCGAGTTAGACTACGCTTGCTACATCAAGCAGGTACACATTGTATGCGATGAGCCTGCGTACTTGCATGGCGAGTATCTTGTGGAGTTACAATGTTATACACACAATCCAAATTTGTAAGACTATGACAAAGTTATCAAAGAAAGACCTGCAACTTGTAGGTAGTGCAGGCAACATGGATAGTTTAAAGTCGCTCATCAAAAGCAAGTTGTATTGGGCAGAGGTAAACACCACCGAAAGCAGTATGTACGAGTCGAGGCTTGGAAATGTCTATGAGGTAGGCAACCGAAACGGAGTGGTTAGTAACATGGTAATAATCGAGGGCGCAAGGTGCTCTCTTTACAGAATTAAATAGAAAGGGCAAGACTATGAAAGAAGTTTGGTATAGAGCATTTGCGGACTACACACCGATAAACTACGGAGGTGGTACAGACGAGTTCTTCTGCATCAAGGTAGAGGACGAGAACGATGCTGCACAGATGAAAGCAGCGGATGAAAAAGCAATCAAGTTGGCAAAGGAGTGGGCAGCACAAGGCGACGACTTTGCAGACGTTGGTCACGTTGATATGGACTTGGTTGAAGTCACGGAGGTGGACGGAGACAAGGAATGTTTTCCCGAAGTAAGAACTATATGGTGGTAGGCTATGAATTATTGGCAACAAGTAAAAGAGAGCCGTGAGGACGGCTGCATGGAGGCGTTGGAATACTATGCAACCACCTTTCTTGACAAAGGCAAGGCACTGAACGAGCAGCAACAGAAAGACTACAAAGAGAAGTGTGCCATCTTGCAGTGCATGGGAGTAGAGGCAAGCAAGTATGCAAAAGTAATGTTATCGCTACTATGAACAACCTAAGAAAAGTAATTAACGAAAGCATCAACGAGAAAAACAAGGTGCGAAACTTCCATTTTATTGACACACAACAGACTTATAGGGTAGTAAAGATGTTGTCTGAACATTGGAAGTGCAATATTAGAGAAGCATATCAAAGGTATGCAGACTATGTACAACACTAATTTAAGTACGAATTGGAGCGCATTCACACTCTGCACGGTTCGGCTGCGATGGTCTTTGAGCCTACACTTTTGATGTGGTCGCAGCCACTTATTTGCGTATGTTTTAGATTGATACTATTGTTAGTCCGTTGGCTGTCGTGAGATACCCGACGGACATTTTTGAATTGAAGTTAAACATTAAAACGATATAAATATGAAAGAAAACGAATTGACAAAAGGCATTTATGTCTATTTTAATTGCTTCGATGGAAGCAAGATTATTGTACGTGTGACGGGTTTCAATGACGGAATCGTGTATGGCGATTCTGAGACGGGTTCGCATTGGTGTAATATTGAAAAAGTTGAGCCGATACCCACCACTCCAAAAATTCTTGAAAAGAATGAATTTCTCGCTAATAAACATGTTTATCCTTATCCCTATTATGAATATATAAATGAAGAAGATAAACTCAAAGTTGGATTTGCGTTTCCACAAGGAAATAGAACCTCATATAAAGAACCGTGGGTTTATATTGATTCTGAACATGTCTTTATTGAACATTTACCTTGTATATTTGTCCATCAACTTCAACACGCTTTCAGACTTGCAGCCATAGAAAAGGAAATTATGATTTGAAACATTACAACTATGGTAGTTATATGGAAATATGAACAAAAGGAGGAGCAAAGAAAGGAATTTGCGGATATTAAAAGTGCGTTTCGTTTTCAAGCCACTTTGTTAAAGAAGAAAAAAGGATTGGAATACGCAAAGTATGAGTAAATAACATCTAAAACATTACAACTATGGAAAGAGATTTAGTAAAGAGATTTATCAAGAAGGACGGCTCACAGAGAATTTCCTTCTATCGTGAAGAATATGCAGATAATCCTCGTTACAACACTGACGAGCCACTGCACTGCGAGGACTGGTCAAGGGACTACTCGATTATGGACAAGCGTGAGCGAGAGACGAAATCCGAGAACGCAGCCAAACTTATTCGGTATCTGTTGGCAAGATACGGAGACAATAAAAAGATTATCAAGTTGCTGAAAGACAACTACAAGGACTGCGAGCACGACAGATACGAAAACGGATTGTCTTATGACCGCTCTCGCAAGGAATGGATTGTATGGTCTTGGCAACCGACTTGGAAAGACTATCAAGGAAATGTGTATGAGGCTCACTGGGCAGAAGAATGGGCGTTCTGCATAAACATCTATGACGTTGATATATACAACATCGCAGATGTTCTTTCGGACGAGCAGATTAACGCCCTGTGTGATGACAAGTATTGGACAGACGGAATAAAGATTATGTCCTACGGATTTGGCTACTACGGAGAAATATCATTCGACAGCGAGTTCTCAACTGATTCCGAAGGCATCTGCTGGCTTGAGAAGGACGAGTTCTTGAAGTACAGCGGATGCAAGGAAGAGTATTGGAAAGACAACGATTGCTACGACATCGAAAAAGGCATGATTGACGAACTTGTGGCATGGGGTAACAACGATGTGTACGGATTTGTGGTAGAGAAGTGCATCAAGAGCACCATCCACAAGACCTACACCAATATCAAGAAAGAAGATGAGGTGTATAACGAAGAGGAATGGGACGATGACGGAAATTCCTGTTGGGGATTATACGGAGAACTTGACAAGGTAGAGGGTTGGATATTTGAAGAGAGCGGACTTAACAAAGAAGAATTTGAGGAGGTTGCGTAATGAAGAATTTCAAAATTGACTGGGATTTTGTAGGCGGCTTACTTTGCTGCCTCGTGGCTCTCACAATGATTTGGGCGTTCCTGTGGGTGGTTTACCCCTAATGCTCACGCACACGTTATAATAATTAATAAATATAATTAATAAAAGTAAATACATTATGGAAACAATTATCAAGAAGTTAGCAGAAAGCATTGAGTCGAACTTGATTCACGACATGAATTGCGAGCAGATTGGAGACGATACTTCAATCTTGGTTCTTAACGCATACAACCGCTATCAAGAAGACGAGCGTGACGGAGTTGATTATATTTTCGACATCCGCAAAGAAGAAGACTTAAAGTGCTGCATCGACGGAGGAATGACAGCACATGATATTGCTTGTATCAACGAGGAATGCACAAGAACCGCAATGAGTACGCCTTACTTCATGTTCGGACAAAATCACAAACAAGCGGAGGTTATTCCTACATGGGCGCAATTAAAACGAGTTCTCGGTGTGTCACTGCATGAGGTTATACTGCACATATTGGCAGACCCATACGCTGACGGATATAAAGAACTGTACACACATTGTGTGACGTGCTATATGTGGAACAACAATTTAGTATAACTTAAAAACGTATAGATTATGAAAACTTACTATCAGATTCACTTCTCGCAAATCAGCGAGATTCTTATGCAGGCAGCACTCGGTGTGTCTGCGGTATGCGGCTACAGACTCGTTACTTCTGACATGATTCACTCATTGTCAGACCTGCACGACAAGTCATGGACAGGTCTTAAAGAACCTTACTACATTGCAATCCGTGAGATGGGTACGGAAAGCGGTTACAAGGAACACTGCATCGAACGCTGCAAAGGTCTTGGCTACCCCATTGTTATTGCGAAGATTGAGGCTGACAAGGTGTGCGACTACAACATGACAATCAAGTTTTGCTGGAATGTATCAAACGACAAGAAGAACAGCGACATGGAACAGGAATTTAATTCACTTTAAACAACGGAGGACTGACTATGACATACGAGTATAACGGACACACCGTTGACGTGTTCTGCAATCTGTTCGGGTACACTGCGTACCTTGACAACGACCTTGAGCCGTTGGACATTAGTGAGGAAGAGTATATTGACATAGTAACAAATGGGGGGCAATTATGAAAAAGGTATTTGCGTTGACCGTTCATGAGTGTTGGGACTGGAATGACTCGACCGACACACTGATAGACATCTTCTGTAACTTGGAGGATGCGAAGAGAGCGATGAAAGACTACTTCGGGAAGGCGACTGAGAACATTGACTTGGACGAGGTGGATAGAAACGGACAGAGGGTCTATACTTTAAGGAAAGACACAGACCGATGCATGGAGTTGGTGAACGAGCATGACGGATGGTCTTGCGAGCACATCTGCCTGCTTATAGTGGAGAAAGACATAAAATAGTATTAACAGAAACGGTTTAAAGATATGTTACGAGTAAACTACAAGATTACCTATGGCGAAATCAAGGTTCGCCAAGCAAGCGACAACAAGTTATACACGAATAAAATACATCCTGCGAATGCTCTTTGTGCTTTTATCTATCACTACAAAGCAGAGGACGGAAGAGAAATTGACATATACAAAGAGTCAACCTGCATGGGCATGATTGCGCCAAGAGGGTTCTCATTCAGAGAATATAATCAAGGCATTCCGCAAAAAATTGCAGAAAATCTTAATAACGGACTGAAAAAGTGTGGGGTTTATACGGATTTTATAGAAAGGAGCCACGATAATGTGTAGAGTATTCTTGTACAGCCGCGTCAGTACGTCACAGCAGACGTTGGCTCAACAGGAGCGTACCGCTTACGAATGGCTGAAGGCTCACAATATGAAAGTTGACGAGGTTGTTTCGGACGAAGGTGTGTCTGGTGGTGTAAGTTACGCGGAAAGAAATCTCGGCAAGATTCTTCTGCCTAAGACACATGAGGGAGACATGATTATTGTATCTGAAATCAGTCGTCTCGGACGTTCTATGTTCAACCTCAGCGAACTTATACACAAGGAACTAAAGCCTCGCAAGATACGATTGGTCTGCGTTAATATGGGCATCGACCTAAACTGCTCAAAGATGACTGCGATTGATGAATTGATTATTTCAAACTTCTCGTTCGCGGCACAGTTGGAGAAACAACTAATCAGCGAAAGAACCCTCAGCGCCTTGGAGGTTAAACGCAAGCAAGGAGTGAAGTTCGGACGTGCAAGCGAGAAATATAAACAGAATTGGAATAACAAATCAACAGAAGAGAAGATTATGGTAGAAAGAAAAAGAGGTGAGACCAAGCGTCTCAGATACCAGTCAAGTAAAAAGACTACGGCATTCCTGCGGATACTCAAGAACGTATTCCCCGATGCCACTCAGAGCGAAGACCCGCACGACTGGGACTGGGACAACATCAACACCAAGGGAGACAGGAAGGACAAGATGCTCTCCCTCATGAAGACGATGCGAGACCTTGACGAGAACAAGCA